CAAAAGAAAGTTTTGCAGAAGTTGGATCCATTTTGTTACAAACTTTGTTACCTCTTTTAAAAGGTTTTGCAGGAGCAATAAAAACATTGTTTGAAAAATTTAAAAGTTTAAATCCACAAACTCAAAAATTAATTACAGGCCTTGGTGTTATAGCTTTGGCTTTACCATTTTTAATTAGTGCTTTTGGTACTTTAATAACTGTTGTAAGTGCTTTATTCACACCAGTTGGACTAATAGCAGCAGCACTAGCTGGAATTGCTTATGTAATACATAAAAATTGGGCTGAGGTTGCTCCAGTATTAGTTGGTCTGTATAACAGATTTGTTGATTTATATAATGCCAGTGAAACATTTAGAAAAGTGATTTGGGGTATTAAAGCTGTTTTTAAAAGTGTTTTTATTGCAGTTAAAGGTGTAATTGGAACTTTTATAAATGGCTTTCAAACTGCTTGGAAATTAATAAAAGAATTTTCTGAAAAAGGTATAAGAGGATCTTATTTAAAAATATTAAAAGAAGGTTTTGGAAAAGGTAAAGATATTGTTGTAGATAGTGCTACTGATATTGGTAATGAATTCACTGACTCAATGACTAATGCTGTAGGGTCCACCTTAGAACATAAAACTGTCGAACAATTAAATACAGCACTAAGTGGTTTAAGTGGTAAAGCAAAAGAAATGTTTAACAAATTTATGTCAGGGTTAGGGTTTGGTGATGCAATAACTTCAACAGTAGATACTTCAATTGACACTACTACAACTGATACAGGCGAGGAAAGTGAAGTAGAGAAAAAATTAACTGAGGAAGAAAAAAGATTACAAGCTAAAAGACAAAAAGCTTTAGATAATGCAAAACAATTTAACCAAGAATTGAGCGGTATCATTGAAGCTGGTTTAGAGAATATGGCTGTTGGAATTGGTCAAGCTTTAGGTCAAGCTATGGCTGGTGCTGGTGGTGGTGTTCAAAGTTTAGGAGCAGTATTATTAGGCGGAA